CGTGGATCAATACGGCCATTGTAACCGCCACGAAAACCGATCGCCATTATATAGCCGTGATTGTTTACGGAAAATATTAAGGGGGGGCGGCGGGAATGTCAAACAAAGCGGAGCTTTTGAAGAAAATAAAAGCCCTTGCCGATCGGGGCGTTGACGGAGAGCGCGAGAGCGCACAAGCCCTTCTTGCCCGCCTGATGGAGCAATACGGGATCAGTGAAACCGAGCTTGAAGAGGAACGACGCGAAACAGCATGGTTCCCTTACAGTCAAGAAACCGAACGGCGGTTGCTGAACCAGATTATTTACATGGTGACAGGCGCGGGCGGCTTTGGGTGCGTTGGTGAATACAGCGGGCGCAAACGAAAAAAGATGGGTACAGAATGTACCGTCGCGGAACGGTTGGAAATCGAAGCGAATTACGCCTTTTTCAAAGAGGCAATGAAGAAAGAGCTTGAAATATTTTATTCAGCATTCGCAAACAAAAACAATCTTTTCCCGCCCGCCGACAAAGTGAAGCCGCGAAGCATTGAAGAGCTTTCGCCGGAAGAAAAAGCCTACTATGCGAAAGTGGGATTGATGGCCGAAGGCATGGAGCGGCACACATTACGGAAGGCCATTGCCGCGGGCGAAACCGAGTAAAGGAGGATCACACATGCAAAGAGCTATTCAAAACACACAGGCGGCCACGCGCCGCCGTTCCCGCCCTCTTCGGGTAGCGGGAAGCACATTGACGGCGAATGTTGCCTTTGCCGTCCTGAAATACGCCGCCCTTACCGCGGCGGGCGTTCTTCTCTTCCATTGGGGGCAGGGGTACGCCCTTGCCGAACGCGGATACGAGGCGATCGGCGGCGAAGCGTTACTTTTAGGGTTGCCGCTGTTCTGGTATCTGACGGAAACCACGATCCGCGATACCGTGCGGGACTTTCGGAAAGGAGGCCGCCACAAATGAAGATAAAAAGTATTGCCGCGATATGCAAGAAAAACAAACAGGTTGTTCTATTCAACCGATACAGCGATAGCGGCACAATATCGCAGTACATAGGCGACGGAAACGCGGTTTACCCTATTTCCGGCCTTCCGGAGCTGGACGAAGAAAGCATTTTAACGATCTTCGATGTGCCGGAGAAACAGCGCGAAGACTGGCTTGTGCGGTATTGTGACATTCCGGAGGGGATCAGCTTCGAGGACACCGACGCAACCGAAAAGATCATTGAACAAGGCAACCTTTCGATTGTGTATAGCGGAAAAACCTTGAAACCATTGCAGACACGCCGCGGGCTGGTTTTCATCGAAAGCCGCTATTTGTCGCCCGTTTCAGATGTGCTTGATGTGTTGGAGCTTTACGAGCGGGTAACGCCTTTCGGTGCGCCGTATATCGTGGCAAAAGCGGGCTTCCTGCTTCAAGCGGTAATTATGCCGTGTGATGTTATAAGCGCGCAATTCGTCCAACGCCTGCAAGAGCTGACACGGCAATGCGCCGTTTCTCTTGACCTTCGGGAACAGGAGCGGGAGCGGCAGGGGCCGCCGCAGAGAGCGCGGGACAATTCAAGGTTGATCCGGAAACGGGGGCAATCATTGAGCCGGAAAGCGAGGCGGGCGACGATGATTAGGACGCAGAGGCATTCCCGCTTTGTGCTGATGTCGCTTGATGAAATCCGCGCCACGCGGGACATTGTGTTGCAGACGGAGGAAACGAAAAGCAATTTTTCCGGATCGGGAAAGACGGTTTATATTTGCGAAGTTGTGCGCCCTTGCGATTATCAAAAGGAAACGGACACCGCCGCGGACAAGCTGGCCGCAGAGATCGAGCGGGTAAACGCTGACAACCGCGCCTTGCGCCGGAAGATCGAACGCCTTGAACGGGAATTGCAGAAAGCGAGGGCGGGCGCATGAACAAGGCTTTGTTATCCTCTAAAAATATGTGCTGGTGTACGCCGCAAGGCTTCTTCGACAAGCTGAACGAAGAATTTTCCTTCACGCTGGACGCGGCGGCCACGGATAAAACGGCGAAATGCCCGCTATACTTCACGCCGGAAACGGACGGGCTTAAATCCTCTTGGAAGGTTGCGGGGGGGGGTACAGTATTTTGCAATCCCCCGTATGGGCGCGAAATCGGAAAGTGGGTTCAAAAGGCATACGAAGAGGCGCAGGCCGGAACGCCGATTGTTCTTCTTATTCCAGCGCGCACCGATACAAGCTATTTCCACGATTTTATATACCACAAAGCGGAAATTCGCTTTATTCGTGGGCGGCTTCGGTTTACAGACGACGACGGCAACGCCGCCGATCCCGCGCCATTCCCCTCTATGCTGGTGATTTATAACGGAAAGGCGGTGAAATCGTGAAATACAAGGTTTGCGATCGGTGCGGAAGTCACCTTGACTATGGCGAAACATGCGAATGCGTGAAAGAGGCCGAACAGGAAGAGAGGGTGCGCAATGCTGAAAATCAGAAGGATCAAAACAGACAAGTTCAAACCGCGGCGTTTTGGATCGAAAAGCGGGATAACGAATACATAGCGTGCCGAACGCTTGTAAATGCCCTTTTGGGTATTGCTTCCCCTTCTATTATGAGCAGAGGGCAAGAGGCGTTGAAAAAGGCGTATGAAACGCGCCGAATTTGAAAGGAGCAGTTCAGACGATGGAAAAACAGGGATTGAACGAGCTTGCCGCGGCGGTGCATGAAAATGCCGTTGCGCATGGCTGGTGGGAGCAGGAACGGGAATTGCCCGAAATTCTTATGCTTTGCGTTTCGGAGCTTGCGGAGGCTTTGGAAGAATACCGGAGCGGGCGGCCTGTTCTATACTTCCCGTGCAATGCTGGCGGGGTATGTTGCGAAGAAGACGGAAGCGCGCATTGCGGAAGCAGGCCATACAATCCGGAAAATCCGGACGCGCCTTGTTCGGCACAGAGTAAAAAGCCGGAAGGCGTGGCGGTGGAATTGGCCGATTGCGTGATCCGTATTCTGGACTATTGCGGGCACGCCGGAATTGATATTGAAGAAGCAATACGGATTAAGCACGAATACAACAAAACCCGCCCATATCGTCACGGCGGGAAGAAATGTTGACCGCGGGAGCGGGGCGGCTGGTATCACCCTTTGCAAATGATCCGTTCGCGTTGGTTGCACTGGCCTTCAAGAACCTTTATCCCGAACGGGAATACGCGGCCTATTTTGCGCCGGAGGTAGAAGACGGAAGCGGCGGCGCGGCTTGCGGGGTGACAACCTTTCCGGAAGACGGATCGCCGCCCGTTGTGGAGGTATCCGGAGAAATCCCCATTGCGGCAGGCGTTGAAATATTCGCGCACGAATTGGCGCATGTCGCCACGCCGGAAGATCGGGAGCATGGCGAAGCGTGGAAGGCCGCCTTTAACCGGATTTTTGAGGAATACAACCGGATCGCGCAAGACCTTTTCGGGGAAGGCGGCGAAGAACCATGTTGAACGAGCGGGAGCAGGCCGCACACGATCCCACGATTGCAGAAACGGCGCAGGGGCTTTCCCTTGCGTTTGAAAAATTGAAAGCCGATATATCACAATCACGCGCCGCCCGCTTTGTGTTGGCGGTGCTGGAAAAATTGAAAGGAGTTATTCAAATGGAAAAGACTTTGAAAACCGGAAAGATCGGACAGTTTGGCGCAGAAAGCCGCATTACATACGGCGGTGTGAAGTGGGTTGTGCTGGACGCACGCCCGAATATGTCGCTTTGCCTTGCGGAAAATGTGTTGAAGGACGAAAACGGCGAAGTTCGGTACATGGCTTTCGACACGGACAACAAGAACGATTTTGCCGCCTCTTCCGTCCGCGCTTTCCTGAACGGTGATTTTCTGGAAGAGCTGGCCGGAGCGGGTGCGGACAAAGAAGCGTTTGTGCCGATCGTCCTTGACCTGACTTCCGACGACGGTTTAGACGATTACGGCACGGACAGCGCAAAGATCGGGCTTATCACGGATCAGATGTACCGCGCATTCCGCAAAATCATTCCGAAAGCGTCGGAAGACTATTGGACTTGTACCCCGTTTTCAACCGAGCGTTCCGGCTACTCGTACTATGTGCGCTATGTCTACACTTCGGGGGCGTTGAGCAGCAACAACGCGTACAACGGCGCCGGGGGCGTGCGTCCGCTTTGCGCTCTGAAATCTGATATTTTGGTATCTTATGACGAAGGCGAAGTGAACGAGCGCAAGCCGTCGTTCGGTGAAATGATCGGGAAAGCCCTTGCGGAAGGGCTGAACAAGGCCATTTTCGGGGAAGGCGAAGAGCCGAAGGGCATTCTTGCCGAAGTGGAGGCGCAGGCCGCCCGCGAAAAGGAGCAGGAAGACGAAGACCAGAAGCGCGCGGACGCGGTGGACATGATGAAGCACATTGCCGCCGCCTTCGATATTCCGGCCACAATCGGAGAAGACAAACAGGAAGAGCAGGAAAAAGAAGCAAAACAGCTTTTCGGCTGGTATTCGGAGCTGAAAAAGGCCGGATTTACCGACGCACAGGCGTTCGAGCTTATCAAGGGATAACAGAAAAGGCCGCCCCGCACGATGGGGCGGCCTATCCCCTATACATTATATATAAGAAAGGACGGGTTCAAAATGACGGCATTTGAATTTATGGTTGCCGCCTTTTATGCGCTTGTCGGCGTGGTTTGCCTTTCCGTGGCGGTTGTGATCGCGTATGCCGTTGTGGTAGGCATTTACAGAGGATTGAAAGGCGGTGGACACCGTGGCAGAAAATAAAGCCTTAAACGAAGAAGCCCTTGTTGAAATGGC